GTACAGTTGGGTAGGTCGTACGCTACACCTCGAAACTAAGTGAAAAAGTGTGAGACCGGTAGGGCTTCCTACGGGTTACTTAGAGCAACCTCGTAGGGATTCTGCTATCTTTCCTACCGATCTTGTCATACAAGGGGAAAATATATTTTGCTCTCGCCTGATCGTATGACGGTATAGCAAAAGCGCGCATGGCAGGTACGTCCTCCCACACACGCTTGAGGGCATTCTCGACCTTCTCGTAGTACTTACGATCCTTCAAGGCCGAAAATGTTAGTGCATCTTTGATGTTTCCGCGGATTTGCTCTGGCCCACCCGCGAATTTGTAGTAATTGAGAAGTCCCTCAATAGTACCTTCGGCAATATCGGGAACCCACCCAAGATCCATGTCACGGCGAAACTTTCTTTTGAGAAAGCTGACTTCCGATTTCTCGGTGAATCGTTCCGTGACTGCCTCCTTGGAAGCAGTGGTCACATGCATCCCGAATGCGGCTGTGATAGCGGCGTAGTTAACCGCGTTAAACCGCTCAACCACTATCTCATCAATATCTTGGTGCACTTCGTTAAGGATAAAGAGATTGTCGTCTCCCATTGTTACATAGGAAACGGAAAGTCTGAAGTACGCAACATCCAGGTCAGGGACGTTTACTCGCCAGCAAACTCCTGCCAAAATTGAATTGCAGAAGTTGTTAAAGATGGTTGTGAGTCCAGCAGGGAATCCCGAAGGGTTACCGTGCGAATCCATACCAACCCAGTTGTTGTAAATGAAAGGTGTACTGCAGGCTTCGCGAATTATTACTCGCCTCACTCTTTTGTTCTCCTCTGAGTCATCATATAGAGCATTGATGTATTCTGCGAACAGGTCGAAGAATTGCGGGCAAAGAGTGGAATCATACGCCGTGTAGTCCACATCGAAAGTACCAAGGGCACGGTCAATGTCATCTCCAAGCGTCAACCACATCTCCATGGGGTCAACCCCCATTGCCGTCCTGGTCTTAGTCCAGGGTGCCGAAACGACCGCATTTCTGAACCTACCGAAAAACATGCACGAGACAACCGAATAATCGAAAGGTGGAACCATAATGGTACGAGGCTTTCCAGCACTGACTTTCGAACTCTTGATGAGCTCGTCAGGCTTGATTGCCATCGTCCACAAGGAGTCGCATGGGATGAGCGACTTTTTACCCAGCTCAATTCTTTCTTCGACTGCCGCGTTGAATTCCGGGTTATCCGCAACCAACCTAGCTCTACCGTCTTCCAAGTATACTTTGCTAATGCATCCCAGCTTTCCTTTGCCGGTAAACACGCGTTTCCACTTGTATCCAGGAGATGTCTCAACTTCAGCGATCTTGGACCCAATATCCTCGGGGTCTTCATTGATAGCTGCTTCCATATCTAGAACTTCCATAACTTTTCCCTCTTCTTTGAGCCAACCTTTGGTGTAGGAGATGAGCTCCTCACAGGCGGCTCGAGTCTCTTCATCATATGCCCATTTCGTTGGGACGTCGTACTTCTTGAAAATTCTCTCATGGAACCCCTCGCGCGCGTCGGGCGCTATGCGGGAGTCCCGCTCGTGCAGGATCGTCGGTGTTCTCTCGGGCGTGCCGAGGAGTCCGATCGTCGGCATGGGAGCATAGGGTGACTTTCCACCTCCGCTGGATGCGCAGGCTTTGGTGACCGCTTTCTCCACAGCGACTAGTCCTGATGTGTCGGGAAGCTTCGCCTCCCGATCTTCCACGAGCCACGTTGAATGCAACTTTCCGTTGCTGTCTTCGTCAATGCCAACAATTGAAATATTGGCTACCCTCTGGAGAACGCTTTCTACTTCTTCCTTCACGATCATGGCCGATTTGACCTCCTGCCGTGGGGAGTAGACTCCACAATGGACCCCGATGAGTTTATTACTCAGAGCTCCGTCGGATGGGATCCAGGGAGACCCACAGTATCCTGGCTTGGATGTACCGTAGGCGTTCCACACTGAACCGATTCCGATTATGCGCTCTCCATGATGGGCTTTAAACACCTCCTGATAAGTCAGATCCGTGTAGTGATGTTCCTCAAAACTGCTAAGGTTAGGTGTAGGGACTGGGACTTTAACCGTAGTGGTGCCCTTAAATCTCCTTGCCTCCTCCAGAGTCGGGAAATACTTAACAAGTGACTTGCATGCCGGGAAAGCGGTACCGAAACTAACAAAACAGACATCTCTGTCGTCTGCCGTTCCATCGCCATGCGATCCCAGAACATAAACATTCTTCGCAACAACATTCACGTCATGAATCGTGGTAACACCCCTAACCCTTCGCGTCAGCTTAAGATTAGGTTTATTGACCAAACTCAGAACAATGTGAACGTTCATCATTATGATGGTTCCGTGTACTGCGATTCCTGTCTCTGCTCTACCCTCGTCATTTCCAATGATCACTACATTATCTCTGATTTTCTCATAAGGACTGATCTGGTCTGTGACCTCGTTTCCAATGGCGTGTGTCTCTCCGTAAACTTCTGATAGTGTCTTCACACCGGTGCGAGCTTTAGGTTGAATAGTCTTCTTTCCTCCTCCCGGAGAATTGCGGTATTTACCCTCAAGGATTCCCTCATCAAGGAGGGATGCCGAGGGGGTCTTCTCGCCAAAGAACCATTTCTTACCTGCTTCAACACCAGCAGCAAACACGTAGATGCTCTGGATAAACAAAAAGATTTCGATAACCGAGCGAAGAATGATGGTAAGCTCAAAGGTTACGTCTCTCTCGTATTTCCCGAACAAGTCGAGTTTCGTGGTAAACCAAAATTTGACGTCCCACGAATCTGTGATGTTCAAGAGAACCTTGCCTTCTCTATTCCAGTCAAGCCACATGCTAAATCCTCTACTTCCTCGCACGAATTGCTCAAGATCGTCGAGCATGGTGGTCCCAATGTCTGGGGTCGGGACCGTAATCGTTGCGAGTCTTTGGAGGTAATAGACCAGTCCGGGGTATCCTTCATAACTTTGCCTCTGGAGAAGGCTCAATCCGATAAAAGTGAGTTGTTCTGATTCGGTAATGTAATGATGTTGGTCCAGAATGTGCATAATCTTGTACCAGTCACAAAAGGCGTTCGCCCTAATGAACCAGTTAATCGTACTATATCCAAAAACGGGTGTCAAATCCAAGTGGTACATTCCATTGACCACGGTGATCTTCGGCAAGGGGCCTGAATTAGCTAGTTGTTTCAAAACGGTTTTGTTCAGTTGAAGTCCCTTGCGATCGTACCACGCTTTAGCTTTCTCGTAAGATTCTTTGGCTTTCTCAAGGCAATCACCCAAGTCGTGCAGATCTCCACCCTCCTTCATGGGAAGATTGGAGAAACACTCCTCAGGGCGTGCAATCGAAATTCCTTCGATCAGACCAGTGTCAACAGGTTTGTTAGCTTCCTTCATACGGTAGTCAATTCGTCCTGCAGTCCGCGCAATTAAATCGCGGAATGTAATTTCCCCAAGTACTTTGGGCGTGAAATTACTGGTCTCGACCTCAAGAATACGAAGTTCGAACCTCCAAATTTTATCCGGGTCCGTCTCCTTCGCAGCCTTTGCCTCGTCAATTCGTCCAGCCCTGTCACGACAAAATTCAGGTCGAACCGTCACCAGTACATTCACGTCAAAGACGCGATTGTTGCAAGCGACCGGGTCGGTCATCGTAACAGTTCGAATAGTGTCCGTCTGATTCGTGGTCAGATAGATCAACTCCGAATTGAACAGTGTTCCTTTATCTTGCAAATCTGCCATAGACACTTGGAACTTAGCTGTTGAGACAATCTGGGGGAAGTTGAGCATGTCTTTCTCGTCTTTAAACTGTCCAAAATCGTCAATAAGGACGGCGTGCTGTTGAGCATAACCGTCCCAGAAATCAGACCGAGCATTGACTTGATAAACACTCTCATTCCTATCCCACGTCATAGTTTGACAGACGTTGGGGTGGATGAACTTCGAGATAAGCGTCGTTTTTCCAATTTGTGATTGCCCTGCTAGTGTCAGGACTGTGGGTCTCGTACGGAACACGGTGTCCCGCGATTGCCTGCAATGTGAGTACATGGCGTCTATGCGCCCCAAAATTGTAGGTAGCATGGCATACCGCGGGAGATCGCGAACCTTGATGAGGGAACGCCACAATCCGTTAGCTTTAACTTTCAGAGCAGTAATTCTTGATCTCAATCTATGCGATGTCAACCGTTGAGCGGGTGAAAACGCGGTGTCCAATTCAAGGTACTCCTGTGTAACTTCGTCCACTTCTTTACTAAATGATTTAAAAATTCTGTCTGCATCAGCGTCTTCCTTGTTCTGGATGCCAATAACCTTGAGGGATGCCTTGGCGAAATCCACGAACCAATGAAAAGCCGATTCTGAAGACATGATATTACGACCGAGGTTTGCAAGAGAGTAATCTTTCTTGAAATTACTCTCCTTCAAACCCCAGAGTGTGACGAGTGATGTCAAAAGACCGGGAAGTAGAGAGGGAACGTCCTCTCTAGCATCCAATCTACCGACATCCTCGTTGCCATTTTCAAATTGATAATTAGTGTTCGAGTAAGGAGTTTTGTCTTTCTTCAGGTTGACAATTTGGAGTAGGGTTTGTATGGATTGGCCCAACCCTCGAATTCGTAATAAGGAACATGCCTCACCGACTGCATCGATTAATCCCTGGCGGTATAAAACACTCCAATTGCCGTTGGTTTTGGCTGCGTACCCGATGTTAGCGTAGGTCGCAGCCGTGCGTGGTGCGGTGAAGAAAGCCTTGAGATATTCCACCACCAGCCGCACCGCCAATGTGGTATCTTGTTCTGCAATAGCTTTCCGGAGCTCACTCTGAACCTCTTCTTTAGGCTTAACAGTAGTGAACATGCC